CCGATATTCCTGTCGGGTCTGCGTACTCTTCTGGTGTGTATTCTTTACCCTTGCCCTGATATGCAGTAGCTTCATCGCGAAGGTTTTTAGCTGTGACAAAATCACCCTTTGCCTCAGCAACATCTGCGTCCATTAGCTTGACATTCGCCTTTGAATTATACATATCACTGAATCCGCCTTGCAATGCGCCTAAAATACTCCAGTCCTTCTGTGGTTCAGGGGGGGCTGGAAACTGTGCAAGGAACTCAGCGTTGCTCATGTCGGGAGTATTTTTATATACCGCTGATTTGCGAAAAAGTTCATCTATATCAGGAGAGCCGTTTTGTCCGGCATTGATGGAAGTTGCCGTTGTAACGGGGCGAGCCGGAACTACTGACTTATTAAAAAGTTCATCTATCTGTTCTCTGGATAATGCCATAAAGGACACCCCCTAATTAATAAAAAAAGACAGCACAGCGTTTATCGCCATGCTGTCGAAAATTGCTTGTTTATGTTACTGACCCATTCTTGCCTTGACTTCTTCTCTTGCCTGTTCGATTGTGAGAGCGCCACCGCTGGCGGCTACCATTTGCCGTGCTGTTGCCTCTACGTCTAGCTGGGGCTGTGCTGATTGCGCCCGTTGCCCTGATCCGAACTGTGGGCCAAGGCCATCCAAAGACCTCAACAAGCCGACCCGTTGGTTTTTAAGCATCGCTACCAATGGGTCATTTGCGGGATCAGTTTCAAGCGCACCTATCTGTTCCTCTATTGCACTCACAGCACTCAATGTCTTAGTGTAATCCATCCCGTTACCACCACTTTTACCCTTGCCAGCAAGTGCCCCTTTGATAGTAAGCCCCGGTGATGGCTTCACAAACGTTATGCTTCCGTCGGCACCTTCTATCGGGACAAGCCTGTCGTTTTGTCCTATAGATGCTACTGCTCTGGCGTTATGGTATCCTTCTCGCGTTAAGGCCGCGTCTTGTTTCATTTTTTCTCTTTCAAGATCATTTACTGAAAGCCTGTCAGGTGTCGGAGTTTTAATAATTTTACGGGTAGTGCCCTCAACAAAGCCCGGTTGGTACGGATTTCTTTGCATGTATTGCACCTCTCCGCCTGTGTCTATCTGGACATCATCATATTTCGGAATTGCGGCTTGGAACGTATTCGAGAGGTTTTGAGAATCGAGGAACTGAGAGCCATGGACGATTGATCCGACTTGCTCAGGAGTAAACCCAGCACCTGTCATGCTCTTGGTATAACCTTCCCTGCCAAGGTTCGTTTCTCTTTCGTTTGCAATTTCTCCGAGTCTTTTAAAAAAGTCTGGCGACGCCTTTCCTGAGTTAGGATGGCTCATTGCTTTAAGTAAAAATTGTTCTTTGTTCATTCCATCTACAGAGCCAAGTTCGCCCATTATTGCTCGCTCGGCCTCTACTTGTCTCGCTTTATTTGCCCTCTCAAACATGGCCCCTAACTGTTCACCTATAAGTGAAGTCAGGAGCCCCCCTATGTTAATGGAATAACCATTATCTCTCCTTGGGGCCATTATCACTGCCATTTAAATCACCACCCATACATTCTTGCTAGTGAATCATACATAGACTGATCGCCACCGTAATATTCAAGCGCCGCTTCTGGACTAAAAATACCCGACGTTACCCCCGTATTAAGTCCTATTTGACGAGCCTGCGTATCAGGCATACCATTCGGGGCCGCAGATACATTCGGAGCGATGCCATACATCTTTAAAAGCTGTTGATATCTGTCTTCGGTGGAGCTTGAAACAGGGTCGTTTTTTGACGATGAGGATTGTTCTGTGCCGTTTACGGCCCTCTGTGCAAACGTAACTGGATCGGCGGCTCCATAATCAACACCCTGTTGATGTGATAATTGTTTTGCATATTCATCTGCGGATGAGGCATCAGGGAACATGCCGAGATGTCTCTTTGTTTTTTTAAACATCTGAATAGCCTCGTCGGTAGAAAGGACCCGCCCGTCATCACTAATGGTCGGGATAAGATAAGTCTTGCCGTCAAAGTCCACTGATATGCTTTTAACAGTAGAAATCGACCCATCTTCGTTTTTAACAACCGGCCTTGTACTGAGGTCAATATTGCCCTTAACCATAGCTCCAGACTTTGGTGCGCTGTTATTCTCCCCCTGCGTTACAGTGCCCTTGGCTTTATTTGTATTCTTTTTGTTTTCTGCCACAGGCGCATTTAATGTGGCCTTGGGTGTTATCATAGGGGCCGGCTCAGGCCCCTTAAGCATTGCATTTATTGTTGTATAAGGAGTATCGGGATTTTTGCTCCCCTGTACGACGGGAGCATTGTTCTCTGCGCCCCAAAGACTCGGTGCCCTTAAAAGACTGGTTAAGCCTGAAAGGATAGGCATTCGCCCAAACAGATCAAGCTCGCTCGGATCTATAAAATTAAGCATCACCTAGCTCCTCCGCTTGTGTTATATTGCTTCATCCACTCCAGATATTTATTATCATTAGCAGGTTGATACCCAGTAAAAGATGTCGCAGGTGACGAAGATGTAGCCGTAGCGGGAGTCGCCTGCCCAGTTTTACTCATGTTAACCAGACTCGGTATTGCTCCAGCAGGATTGCCCTTAGCAAGCGCTCCAGCCGCGCCGATCGCCGCACCAACAGGGGCCATTCCCGGAACGATCGAGAGCAGTGTTCCCAGTATTCCCAAGGGGTTGCTTCCTCCGGATTTAGCGTAATAAACTGACATACACCTCAGTCCCCCCTACTTTGAATCCTGCGTTACGATCGTATCGTAATCAGCGAGATCTTCGGAATCCTTGCGCTTCTGCCAGTAATTAAACGCCCCGGAATACTTATTATTCAGGTCATCGTAAATCTTACTCTGTGCGTCACTTGCCCCGCTCATTAGAGTCCCGTAATTCTGGCTTGCCTGACCTAGCATACTGCTGTAATTATTCGCAAAAGCATCAGCCGTGTTTGTCCCTATTTCGTTTATTGCCTTTGATGTTACCGAACTGTTAAGTACCCCTTTACCTGCGTTCTGTGACATAGCAGACCCAAGAGATTTATTCATTGACCTTGTCAGATAGTCATTAACAGTGTCCGTCATTCCAGAAGGAAGTTGCCCTGTCTGCGTTAATCCCTGAAGTCCTGAATATGCCTCGTTGTATTTATCTCCATACTGACCATATGTTTCATCGGCCTTGGTTAAGTCAGCGCCATAACCTTCGTACATAGGCATAAACTGGTTATACAGAGCCGAATCCATGGCTTGCATTTCGGCTGTATAAGGATCTCTGTTGGACACCTGTTCTGTGCTTGAACCTCCACCGCCCATTTAAAACACCTCCCGCGTCTCTAGCCAATAAACAGTCTGCCCATGTTTATTGACTTCCGTCCCTACTACTTCCCCGCCAAACCTGCGCATAAACGCCTCAGGATTCCTTACGGTGCATACCCTGAGTTTCTTAAGGCCATATTTCTCTTTCCCCAATCTGAACATGTCATAGGCTTTCTGCCTCCAATGCTTACCGTCTCCTGCCGCCTTGTGTATGGTCAGGACCGTGCAATCAGGATTCAGGCTCCATGTCATAAATCCATATTCAGGCTCAAAAAAAAGATGCTCGAATTTTTTAAATCCGGCATCTCCTTTTACTTTATCTGTGTACATAGCCCACCAGTAGCCAAATGGCATTGGGGCTTTGGAAATTTTCATTAAATCACCTTCATGACTATTTTGTATATCCCGTACCAAAACGCGCCACACAAAGTCAAGATATCAATCCACATCCACCCACGCTTAGAAATACCTGCGAAGCCGTTAAGCCACTGGAAGTCACTGCTCCCGCCCGCATAAAACGGATAAGCAATCAGGTGCGCGACAACCACCCACGGATACAGGGTCAGCCCTGCAAGATAAAGCAACGGAGCGGCTAAAATCTCCGCTCCGAAGCCTGAAAGTGCTATAAGTCGCTGATGTGCCTCTGTGTCGTCCGGCATGTCCCAGAGAAAGCGGATGCCTTGTCTTCGAAATTCCAACGTGTGACCTAAAAACATGGCGGTTAGGTAGTGCCCTAGTTCGTGGACTGAAAAGGCCAGGACGAAAGAAAGAAGCAGGTTAATTATCACTGACTTGCCCTCGCAATTCCTGTGGTATTGCTTCTAATAGAATCTCGCCCTGTTCTATCTTTTTCCTTAACAGGATCATAAATATCTCATCCATAACTACACCTCCGTTAACGACCAACTTGCAATTACCCCATTGGTAATTACAGGTCGGAATGTATATACTATTCCTGTTGCCGTGTCTGCTGTTGTTGCGTCATCGTTTCGGCTTTTTATCGTCATTAGCGGTCGGAGTGGTTCAGTAAACTCAAACACTCCATAAGCTAAATCACCAGCGGCCAAACTTGCGCTCGTAAAACTCAGCCCATTACCTGCTATAACAGCGTCAGTTATTGGCGTCTCGGAGCCGTATTTATACAATTCTTTAACAGCGGTGATTGCTTTGTCGAGCGCAAACTTGTCCGTGTAAATTCCAATATCTGGATACCAAGGTTCGTAGGTCACTGTGCCTTCAGAGAGAGCCAAGAACTGACCATTTGTATCAACCTCAGTGTCGTAGGGCTCTGCTATTGCCACGCCGTCTGAGTCCACGTTGTGCGTGTGGTAATATTTTCCTTCGCTGTAAGTTAAAATATCCTTCAGCGTGGCATTTGAATACATTGGATCTGTTTTAAAATACATTCTGCCTGTTTCAGCCAAAGCTGAATCCATGGAAACAAGGCAACCTGTGCCGCTAAAAGTTTTTTTGCCGTCAAAGTATCCCGATTGAACCAACATGTCAATTTGACTTGCGGTTTTGTCTGCTAGTCCTGCCACTGTCAAATTAATAACCATCAATCTTTTTACGTGACTCTTGCTACCTATTGCCATATCTGTTGAGACAGCTCCGTTTGCGTATATGGGCAAAGATGATCGCTGAGATGGCGGTGTAAAAATACCAGTTACATGCGTAAACACACCTTGGGTGGCAAGAGTGGAAAGCGTAACGGTGGCACCTGTATAAACCACCGGGTAATGGCTCCTAAAGGGCTTAAAATCAAAGCAAACAAAATATTTGCTTCCTGCAAGAAGAGTCATATTATTCGCGGTACCTACCGCATTGTTTACCGATAAACATTCAACCTGTAGTGCCCCATCAACAACAGATATACCGGAATAAGCATTCCCTGGCGCCCAATTATACGTTGTACCGGTAGCCAAATCCCCATTAACAGCCAGATTTGTTACCGTTACCCCATCCGCGCCGACAGTCCCCACGCCTACGCTATTTTTCGCAAGCATAACGTCGCCGTAGTCGCTTACAGTGAGGTAAGGTGCGTTTGAGTTTTCAATAGCAGACTTTTTAAGGCTATAGATTTCATCCATCAAGAGCTTTTTTTCTGTTTCGAGAGAGACCATGTCAGCCTTGAGTGCAAGGGCATCATAAACCACATCCTGCGAAGGTGCTATCCCCGTTACTCCGTTAGCAATAGCCTCTGCAACTTTCGCATCCACATACTTAGTGTTCGCCGCCTTCGTGCTGTTACTCCCTGCTGTCTGGTCAGGGACAATAACATCACCCGTAAATGTTGGAGAGGAAAGAGGGGCTTTGAGTGCCAATGCCGCAACCGTAGGCATCAAAATAGCATCCGACCACGTAACACCATCATCAGAACTTTCCCGCATATAGATAACATTTTCTGGAGGTGTGGTTGACCAGTTAATCTCATCTGCTGAAAACTGCCAGATTGTGTTAGGGGCAGGGTTGCCTTGGATACCCTTGATATTTACAGATGTCGGATTACCGAGTCCTCCGTCATTTGTCCACGAAATAACACCCTCTGCGCTTACCGCCGGAGTGAACGTTGTCCCCTTCGGTATCGAGACATTGAATACGGCATCTTTGCCCGAGCCGCTATTTGTAAAGGTTACGCTTGTGTCAGCGTCACCAGTAACCACTGTTCCAATATCTATTGTTGCGGTAATGTCGCTGACCGCGATAATATTTGTCCAAGTGAGTGCGGTTGTGTTCTTCCACTGTAAATAACCACTGTCAATACGGAGTGACACGTCATCACCACGGGGAATGATAAAGTTAAATACAGCATCTTTCCCTAAGCCTGAGTTTGTGACCTGAGCCTCTGTGCCAGCCGCACCAGTGCTTACTGTTCCAAGTTCAACAGTTGCGGTAATACTTGAAATAGTCAGTATGTCTGTCCAAGCTTCAGCAGTCGTGTTCTTCCACTGCAACTTGCCGCCATCTATTCTGAGTTCAACAGAATCGCCCATAGGGATGGTAAAATTAAACACTCCATCCTTGCCCGTGCCAGAGTTCGTCACCGCAACATCTGTTCCTGCAACGCCTGTTGTGACCGTGCCCACTTGTATTGTAGGAGTTATGTCGGCTATGAGAAGAATATTATTCCAGCTTACTGCTGTTGTAGTTTTCCACTGTAAATAGCCTTCGCTTATTCTTAATTCTACGCTGTCGCCCCTTCGTATAACAAAGTCCAGTATCATTTCACCTGATGTACCTGAGTTGGTTACTGTTGTCGCAACATCAGGAAGCGCATCTGTGACTGTCCCTATGACTATAGTTGCAGACCTGCCCCTCCTGCTTGATACCTCAACAACATCTATTTGTCCTGATAATTTCTCAACCATTTACCTGTTCACCCCCGGACTGGCTATCCAGTAGCCCTGTATAGTGCGTGTGACCATTGATTCCTCGTCTGTAACTTCTAGGTCATATACCCCTTCGCCATAAGCGACATCTCCGTCTGTATCCATTACCGTGTAATCAACGAGAGGCGCTGTGTCTGTGTCTGTAATGTGTACCGCTATCGTGTCATCCCATTCGCTTGTTACGTCATCCCACTTTTCAAACGTTATTCCGCCCCCAGTAAGGGAGGTCAGGGTTACAAGGTCATCAGATTCACTAAAATTATTTTTAAGAACCATCGTTGCGGAACATCCATTCAGGTTCAGATATGTTCCGTCTTCCTGCCTTAACCTAAGGGCAAAGAAACAATCAGCACCCGCGTCAATCCTGAGGGTGTAGTTTTCTGCCATTAGAACCACCTGCCAATTAGAGTTAAGTTTATTGTTGTTGCGGTTGAAGTATTGGTAGTGTGTTCAAAAAGGATAGTACCAGTGCCAAAATTCTCAGCTCCAACATCGAAATAATACGGTTTGGGCGTATTCGAAGCCGCGCACACGCTGAAAGATGCGCTGACGTTCCTGTCTATAAAAGTTGCAGGAAAGGTAATATCAACCCCTGCACTAATATATCTAACTCCTGTTGCGGCAACAGTGGTACATGCTATGTTCCCCATGCTTTTTCGAGGCATATAACATATCATCGTGCCATCTGCATGTTTAATATAATGTCCGTTGGCATTACTGCCACTTTCGATAATTGCGCCCGTAGGAACGCCTGACGATTGGGAAACCGTGCCCAGTATTTTGTCGGTCAGTGTTTTGGGGGTTATGGGTCTTTCGGTATCAGTGCCAGCCAATACCTCTGCGCTTGTCGCAAGTTCAGAAACGCCTTTAACTGTCTCTGATGCAACAGACACAGAAATAGTTCCTTCTGTTACATTGATATTAGCTCCTACTTTTACAACGCCCTTTGCCTCAGTAGTTGCATCGGGCACAGAAATAACCCCGTCTGCCACACTAAGATTGGTACCTATTTTCACCATGCCCTTAGCTACAGTCGAAGCATCGGGCACAGAAATAACCCCGTCTGCCACACTGATATTTGTTCCTACTTTTACAACGCCCTTTGCCTCAGTAGTTGCATCTGGCAACCACCCCTTATCAATCTTTCCTGTTTCGTCAGCTTGCGGTATTCCATCAATTTGAGGGGTGACACTTATTTTTCCTTCTATATCACCCCAGCTTTGCATAACCGGCGCAAGCCTTGACGCAAAATTAGGCACGGTCTGATTACCCGCCATATTCATTATCATATAGTTTTGACCTGATGCTGTTGTCCCCTGATAATTCTGTTTCAGTGTAATGAGGGTATCGCTGTCTACAACATCAACCTCATATAGATATCCTGTCGGGATATTGTTCGCATCAACAATATATAACTGGTCTCCGCTTACAACTCCTGCGGTTTTAAACAGGGTAGATGCTCCTGTAACAGCTTTAGATCCGTTTGTAACTGTTATGGTCCCGGTTCTGTACGTTGCCATGTATTTGAACCTCCCTTGTTACTCTGCAATTGCCATGTAATTAAGAGTGCCAGTGGCAAGCTGTTCTGAGCCGATAAGTGCATATGAAATTGAATTTATTTTTACCCAACATTTGTTCACTTTGCCATATAAAGCGGCACTCGTATCCATAGACACAAAAGCATCTGCTTTGGTAAAAACGGCATACCCCCGTATTGTTGATACTAATCCATTTATAGTGAGTGTTTGAGAGGCTGTTCCTGCGGCGTAAAGAGCAGAAGAGGGTTCTGTGGACACATCATTAACCGCCCTGTTAAATTTACCTGTTTTAATCAGATAAGATGATCCATTTATTTCAATGTACAAGGCATAACTAACATTAGTCATGTCAGCACCATAAGTAAATACCCCTCCACCATGATCAACATACCATTCATTACCTGCCTGTCCGTAACAAGAAGCTGATACAGTAAGAGTTGTTACTGTGACAGATGGTGAGGCTGTTGCTGAATAGAAAGTACCCGCTGTTCCTATTGCCCCTGTTGCAATTACACCAGAACCGCTTGCAGGAGGCGTGACTGTGCCTGAACCTGCGCTAATTACAAGCCTAGCCTGGGGTACAAAGGTTACAACCCCAGTTGTGCTATTTCTGGAAATATTTGTTGCCGCCAATTCCATGCTTTGATCCGAACTAGCGTAGGCTCCGCCAATAAAACTTTGCAGTTGTTTAGGAGAAACGATTATTTCAGGGATAGAAGGCCACGCCCCCGGCAATGTAGTTGTTACGTTATTAGTAGCTACACCGGTTGCCATCTTTCTTAATGATTTCATTGGAGCATATGCCCCGTTAATATATTGATAGGTCGTTATGTCTCCCGTATCTATTTTTACGTAGTCACCAGTGGTAACATTTTCAGGGTCTTTTACCTGAATTATTCCATTTACAGAATCAAGTAAAATAACGCCGCTTGACATTTGAACAACACTACCCGCCCCTGTTATAAACTCTCCTCCGTCACCCAGTTGTATCTTTGCCCCGGCAAAAATCTTTTCTCCTTTAATGCTCCCGTCTACAATGAGGTCTGCATTAATGCCGACTTCACCTGTGACTCCATTAACAATAAATGGCTGTTGAAGTTCACCTTCTACTTCTGTCAGTAGATAAAATCTATCTGCAAGTATGGCTATTTCTGATCCGGTTGACGCATCAGCCATAACCCCAATCCCGGCTATGACCTTTCTGCCTCCCGTTGAAGCCTGTACCTTTAGCCATTGCTGTGCCACTGCAACATCCATCAAATCCGCAAGTTCTTTGTCTTTGCAGTCACCCCAGAAAACGCCGTTCCACCTATGGATAAGTCCATTATTGTCTATCCACAGATCACCGAGATTTATATCCGCTGTGGGTGCACTTGCCTGTTGATAAACTTTAGCCTTGCCAGTAACAACAGTTGAAACTTCCTCTATTGCAGCTATTGAATCTCCACTGACTTTACCTATTAAATTACGCTGTATAATCTTATTTTCATAGTCATTTACCAGTGCAAGAACTATCGCATTTCCAGAATCATCTAAATTTTGGAACATTAGATCAATGTCGCTTGTAAGGGTTGGTCCTAATTTAGACTTCTCAATTGATCCGTCCGGCACATCTTCCATGGCAATAGCCGTAGTAGTTCCGCTTGCCACACTCGTAAAATCACTGTAGTTGCCATTGACATCCAATGCCCGTATCCAGTACCAGCGTGTTTCAAGTACTCCGCAGTTAGACCGCACAAACTCCGTTCCGTAAGCCTGTGATATTCTTTCTGCCGTAGCTATATCGTCACTATCAACACTTTCCCATATCTCAACATGCGAAAAATCCTCGGCAGTTGGATTTTCCCAACTAAGGGTAAGGGTTCTAAATCCCCCGGCCACAACAAGGTTTGTTGGCACAGAGGGCGGCGTTGCGTCTCCTGTTATGGTTTTTTCGGCGATTACGGTTGACGAATTGCCCTGTGAATATATCGCCGCGACCTTAATAGACACCGTATTGCCTTCTGTGTATCCGCTCATTCGGTAAGACGTTGCCGATCCTGACAGAGACACGGTAGTGTCGTTATGTATAAGTCTTATTGAGTCCGGGAGAAGCACTCCGGCTGGCTTATCCCAAGTCGCAACGAGAACGGGGAAAGATACCCCGCTCTCATCATGGCTGGTTTCCTCGGCAAGCGTTAATTTTCTGACAGGGTAGAAAATGGATTCAGTCGGAACTCCCAATTCATTTTTATTTGTATTTTCTAATTTTTTGATTCTTGATTCCAGATTTGAGATTCCCAACTAAACCACCTCCGATACTCCCAGCGTCAGGTTATCAAGTACCACTGTGCCCCCTGACGATTTAAGCGTTGGCCTGATTACATCATCAAGCACCTTCTGGTATTTGATTGTTTTTCCGTTACCCACCGTCATTGTCCACTGTGTTCCATACTCAAGTGTTACCGTTGCACTATCGTCTTTCTGAACGGTTATCTCGTGATAATCGACCAATGCCCTGTCCATAGCAAAATAGGGAGCCAAGGGAAGTTCCATACTGGGATTAATTGACGGGGTTACTGCGGCATCATTTAGTTTATAAAGATTTTTACCTATAGAAAGATATGTAACTCCGTTGCATTCAGCCACGGCAAGTATGGGTGACCCAAGGTCTATCCTTGTCCACCCCTGATACCTCTCGCTCCAACTGAGAATTGTATTCCCGCTGTTGGGTCTTACCCATATTTCTCCACGGTCTGGCAATTGCCATAGCTTTGCATCCGAGGTAAAGTTTCCAGCCAGCCAAGGATTTACCTTTTTCCCCTCTTTTTCCTCTATTGAGAAGTCATCGTATTCTTTTATCGCAGAGAGTTTTCTTATTCCCCTGTCTTTGTCCAAAAACATTATGTCGTTACCAACGGGAGCTACTGTATCCCTGCTGACAGGTTCAACTTGCTGTGCAATTGAAATTACTTCCCAGTCAGGGTAACTCCCGAATAATCTGTAAAGGTTTCCGTCCGTCCTGAATATAACAAGATCTCTGCCCAGAGAGATGACTTTTACTATGTCGCCACCCTCTTTGTATCCTATGTCTGCCCATATTGCGTCTGCGTCTGTGTAAACATCAGTACCGTTATCCTCAACCTGCCAGTTAGTCGGATCTCCTACGCCTGAGAACTTCAGTCTGTCTTTGCCTGTCTCCGAAAGAAGCAATCTGCCCTCACGTACCATAACGTCATGTGCCGTATTCCACTTGTCTCCGGCAGGAACATCAGGGTCTATCGGTATAGGCGTCTGAGTTGCGAAGGTTGTCCCGTCATAGCTCTGTATAACTGATCCTGACGCTATGAACAACTGTCTTTCGTTTGCCTCTCCCCAATCACAGAACTGAGGCGTAGAAGTTCCATTCAACGTACCTATAGAGGTCGGAGTGCTGTTGACCATCTTGTATATGCTTTTATTGGCTTCCAGTATCAGTCCGAAATTTAAGGATGGATAAATAGCGGTTACGTTGTCTGCCAGTGTAGTTATAAGTTCCAGCGGTTCCAATGTGCGAAACCTTCCGCCGTTTCTTTCGTAGCAGTAGTTTTTACCTCCGCTTGTTTCGTTCTCTTTAAGGAACCTGTCTGAGGCGGCTAAATTTAATCCACCGCCCCTGAAATCAGAGTAAGTCCTTGCCTTAGAATCACTACGCCTCTTTGACTTGATTGGCATCAGAGTTCGCCTTCCCTAGATACGCATTGCTCATTCTCTGGGCAAGCCCGGCTTCGATAGTTGACTGGTCTCCTGTTCTTGCACAAACGAGGACCACGGCATAGTTAAGAAGTATCCCTGCGGATGTCGTATCATCAAACGGGATATCGTCCCCCTTAGTTTCTACGTGAGGCTTAACTGCAAAGTATCTTACGGTTCTAGGTGTTACAGCCCCGTCAAGCGACATCCATCTACCATTAGCGGGATAAACGCTTTCCTGTCCCACGAAACGGACGAAGCCCGATGGAACTGAGGTTGTACCGGGGATAACGTTCATTTCCTTTATCATTAATGGATCTCCTGCCGCTATGCGCTCAAGGGAGAGCTGGCTTATCGCATCATTTAAGGCCGAGATAAGTTCTTTGTTGCCGTATGTAATCCTTGCCTCATCGCCTAGGCGCACTGCAACCTTTTTTAAAAAATCATTGACAAGCATGTTAGACACCTAGCCTTTCGTTTTTTCTCCGCTCTTCTTTTCCCCCATAAAGTAATCTGCCAAAGCGACCGCTTCGTCTATTTTGTTTGCAATAAGGGCAGTAGCTACCCTAGCCAAAGGAATAGAATAGTAGTCGGGAAGGGGTATTTCGCTTGAGGCACTTATGACACTGCTTGGGTATCCAAAATACCAAAGATCAACAGCGTCTTCTCCTGAGTGCAGAATGCTCCCAGAAATACTGAACTCTCCCTCGTCAGGAATATCAGTGTGAACGTTAAAAAGTTCTATTCCAGCACTGTCAAAGGCTTTAATAAGACTGAGATATCCCGAAGGAAGGCTGGCTGAGTCATTTATTACGGTTAAATCCGAGTTCATCCTGAACAGCGATCCGTTAAGCCGTGCGCTCTCTTCGGCCATAAGCCTCAGAGCGTCATTTATACTGTTGATTATTTCCCAGTCAGACAGTTTTGCTTTATTTGAATCGCCTGTGTATAGGCGCACCCTGTACATTATGTCGTTTGCTGTCACCTAACTCACCTCACCATGGTCCCTGACCTGTTATCATACGGGAAGACTGTTTTCCTCTGAAATACTGGCTGAGAGTGTTTGCATATCCGCTGGATACGGCGAACTCTATATCAGAAGAAGAACCTTGCTTTCCTTGTATAAGCAATACGACCCAATCGACTATCACGTTAAAAATTGAGTCGCTGAATGGAATATCAGAGCTTCTGTTTGCCAGCTTAGAAAAAGCAGGGATATAATCCACCAGCAGTGTGACTGGGCTGACGGTTGCCGGTTGCAGTGTTATTGTTCCGTCGTCCGCCCTATACCAAGGGGACGCTTCTGTTACGTTCTGTATCGACATCATGTCTATAAGTTCGTACATCGGGGCCAATATCTGTCCCTTGTCTTTATTTGCTACTCCGAACACCTTAGCTATCCCATCTGGTATTGTTGCAACACCCGTTGAGTTTGTAGAATATTCGGATATTTTTCTGAGTAGGCTGGAGTTCATATATACTCCGTAATTGTAAATTCCAAGCAACGCCCGGTTTAAGAACGCCAGAGCGTCTACTTCGTCTGGGTACGGTGTATTGGTATCCCCAAGCCGCCTCTTGACTTCTAGGAGAATCGCTCTGGCGGTAGTCATTATTTCTCTTCCTCTGCCTTAAGTATGGAGCGGATAATTGCTTCTCTTCCAGCCCTTGGGCTTATCGGTATTCCAAGTTCGCGCGCGTATTCGGTAAGCTCGCTCTTTGTTGCCGCGTCAAGCTGTTCGGCTCTGTCTGGCCCCGGTTCGGCCATTATGCTGAGATCTTCCGGAGTAAGCGGCGCGGAGTCCTCAAACTCTTCTTTTGTTTTCTGTGTGCTTATATAAGGCACGGTTTTATAGGGGTTAAGTATTGCGGCCCTCTCTGTTGGCATAACCCCCATACCTCTCTGTGTTATCGCAAAACGTGGGTATTCAGAGCGTCCAATAACAGTGCGAAGCCCGTCAACAATCTTAACTTCCGCCTGCGGAATAGCGCAGTTCATGAGCATGTTTATCTGCGCTCCAGTAAGCTTAATTGGCTTTCTTGTGGGGTATTCTTTAACGTTGCCGTTAAGTCCGCAGATAAATACCGGGACTTCGGGCGACAGCATGTCAACTACAGATACTTCGTAAACCATGTTGGGTTCGTAAAAAGATGGCATGTGATCCTCTCCTCTTGAAGTAAAAATAAAGAGAGGGCCGAAGCCCCCTCCTTGGGTTTGTTAATTAGTCTATGATGCGGCTACGGTTGCAACAAATGTTGCGTCTGCAACTGCTACTCCGCAGATTCCAGTGCTTGCTGTTGCGGGATCGGACACAGTAAGAGTTGCCTTCTTGCCGGCTGTCCATGTCGCCTGTCCAAGTGTCACGGCAACATTAAGGACACCGTTTACCATTGAACGCTCTCCGGCGGTAGGATCAATCGCCGCAACCCCTGTGCTGTCGTCATCTGCGATAGCAAGAAGCACCTTACCGTTATACCAGTCATGAAGATCCCCTGCGGCATTTTCAAGACGAATCTCAATGTCGTAAGTGACATCTGCCGCCTGAATAGCCGCAACAGTCGGGGCCGCTGTGGTCTGAGACAGGGTAAACTTCATATCCCCACTCAGTGCCTTTGTAACCATAGTCCTAAGGTCAACGAGCGCGTTAATATACTCCTGCTGTTCTTTGAATTTGAATGCATTTATGTCAGACATATATTAACCTCCTAACTAAGCCGCTACGGCGTGTTCGATACGGATCATCCAAGAATCGTTAAGGATTTTGCCTGTCCACATCGTCTTCCAACCGGCTGACCCACGCTGATTAAGTGGGTCCGAGGTATCCGAGGTATCCTTGTCTCCGTGCACCTTAATGATGACAGAGCTTGAAGAGCCGCTAAGGGGTACTTCGCCGTATGCGTTCTGCGCAAAGATAATGGTGGCGTAGATGTCAGCCTTTACGCCTGTAGTTGACAGTATGCCGGAACCCTTGTCTCCGCCAGCATCTGGAACCATAAGCGCGTTTGTGGTCTCAATAAAACGGACACCCTTATACGCTCCCACTTCTCCATCCATAACCCCTGTCTGGCTGGCGTATTTTTCAACGGGAACCCAGCCTTCAAGTGATTCAAGGGTGTGTGTGGTGTTCGGGTGGCAAATGGCTACATATGCCTTGCGGATAGGGGTTGTCGAAATGCCGGTGCTCGGCTTGATTATGCTTGTTATCTGCCTTGCATTGGCATTTTTAAGTGCCCTAATCGCCACCTGAATATCTGTGGCTGATATGAGAGCTATAACATTGGCCCTTCCGTCAACTGCGTTGGCATATCTTACATTGGAACCAGCCGCCAGCTTGTCGCGCATAAGGACATCCATTGTCTCGCCCTGCTGTTCGCCAAGCTGTTCCACGATCTCAGTGAGAATGGGGTCCATATAGAGAAGCTGAACCTTGTCTGTTACAGGGACCCAGTCACCGTACTGTTCTACTGTTGCGGTGATCTCGGTTACTGTAATTGAGTTGCCTACCGGTGTAATCCCCTCTGTCAGCGGCGTGGTTGCCAGAGAAAGAGAACCCCACCTCTTAAAGCGGATTATCTCTCCCTGATTCTTAGGAAGAGGGCGGATCTGTGCAAACTTGCGGTACAGGAGAAGCGGAACTGCCTTCTCAAGCGCCACCTTATCGTAATAGTCCTGTATTTTTACAGGCATTGTGGTTGTGTTTACCTGTGCCAAATGGCATTCCTCCAGTCAAATACTAATGTTTTAGCTATAACCCCTGTCGGTTAAGCATGAATTTCTCTTTCCATACCCTGAAATCATCATCGGTCATTCCCTTGAAATCAGGCAGTTTCTCCCCCACACCTCCTTTATTTACCTGCTGAAATGCTTGGTTCCCGCTTTCTGTAAACGGAACCTTTCTCGCGGGTGTCTGTGGTGCTTGTGGCGCCTGCGGAACCTGCTGTTGCGTCCCGCCAAAAAGCGAGGGGGCCCCAAAATATGCTGACTTTCCCTGCGATCTTCGTATAGTGTCGTAAACGGACATAAAAGTTGGTCCGTCATTGTCCATAGCCTTTCTTAGCCCGGCTGGGAAGCTGGGGTCCTGAATCGCGGCTAGGACTGCGTCTTTTTCCGGGTCTGCCTTAACGTAGTTTATTATTTGAGTATTGGCGGCCCGGATCTGTGCCACATGGCTCTGCTCCTGCATCTGCTTAAAGTGATCCTGAATTTTCTGGTCAATAAGTCTCTGGTTACGGTCTTCGCGCCACTGTGTAAGGCGCTTTTCGTAATCGTCATAATCCTCATCGTCGCCCTGTTCGGGCTCTTTGTTCTGGTCTTCTTTGGTGGTCTTTTCAGGCGTTGGCTGTGAAAGAGGCACACCAGACTTATATGCTCGAATTGCTTCTGCCACCGCATTTGCAAGCCCAGGATCTTGTTCTATGGCATCAATAACGTGCGAATATGGCTGGAGCCTTCCTTCGACCTCCCCAAACTCAAGTCCTCTTTTTGCCAGTTCCTCAAGCTCAAGCTCTGATTTAAGTTTGTATTCGCTTGCTCCAACCTTTATTGTCTTATAAACGGGAGCGTCTTCCTCTTCTGCCGGGTTGCCGCCCTCCGGTTCAACGTGAGTGTCTTCTTCCGCCAAAGGCTCCTCGATGGGTATTACTGGATCATTACCCTCTTCTTCGCCTTCATCGGAATATCCGCCCCCAAGAAGCGGCGATTTTTTGTCGAAGTCTGCAAACTTAACGTCTTCGTAACTCTCCTCAAAAGTTGGATCTGTTATTTCTTCCTGTCCCTCTGTGGTTTTCTCGGTCATCTTTATCCCTCCGTTATTTTTGTGTTTTCTTTATCTTGTCTTCTATCCACAAGATAAATTGTCTTGCGCCCTTGATGTCGCCATGGATCTCGTCTACTGTCGGCGCCAGCAACGGCAGTCCATAAAGCCTGTCGTGCTGTTCCGACTGATAGACGCCCTCCAGAGTTCTGAGGGCGTCTATGTCAAGTTTTAGCAAATATGGGGCTACGCACTCAAGGCAGTTCTGTTGCTTTGCCTTATAAGCCTGTAGCCTGTCGAAATATTCAGGGTTCTCCATTACTGTCCACCTCCCGGTCCTCCCGGTATGGTTCCGCTTGCATAAGCGATACCGTCACCTTTGCTCGGGCCAGCAGACTCCCTTTGTCCCTCTGGTGCAACTCCGGGTTGCGGCTGTTCTTCTGAGAGATCTTTACCAACAACATTGACCAAGGCCTGTCTTGCCGCCATTATTCCCTGAGCAAGCTGTTCAAGCGAAGGCGGCTGGCCATTCTGGACCATCACGGCAAGCTGGTCTATATACTGAATTATCTGCCTGAGCTGTGCCGTATCCTGCGGATCACTGATATATTTATCCGCATCTGCAACGCCCCATGTTTCAAGTATTTTTCTTACGACCTCATAGACGTTGTTAGGTTGCATGACACCTAGGCCCAGAAGTATTTGGGCGTAGTTCAGGATTGTCATCATCTGATGGACGTCCTGTTCTTCCTTGTTAGTAGCTCCGCCAATATCAACACTTACATCGAAGTTCCCGGCAAGATCATCAGGGCTTATTTCGAGAGGTTTTCCATAGACCCTTATAACTATGTCCTGATCAACAAACTGCTGATTAAGCATAAGCATCTTCTTGTAAAGCTTCCTGAACCCTGTTTCTGCCATAACCCTCGCAATAAGTTCTATTCGCTGTGACGATGCACTCATGATCGCGTTAATGCCGCTTGCAGTTTTATTAAGGCTGTTGGCATCTAACCCTTGGTTATATCTGGTTATACCTGTTCTCTGTTCCAACTGCGTCTGTATAAACTCCATAGTCTGATATGCATGTTGAGCAAGGGGGGTCGGAGTTATCTGCTTTACGCCGCCCAGCCTGTTAGTCATAACCACGCCGCCCGGCCTTGGATTTATCAGGCTGTCGATATCAACTCCGGCAGTTTCGTCAACTTCCCACATCTGGTTGTTTTGAAAGGAAATATTGTCAAGCGTCTGGCGCAACAGCGCCGTTTTTACCTTCTGATACTCGCCGACAAGATCTACCATACTTACGCCCTTCATGGCGAAGATATCCAATATTGGACACATAACCTCGAACGGAGGCTCGCCATGTGCGTATGGGTTGCGTTCCATGCGGATTATCGTGTCATTTGCCACCACTACCAGATAAGGCTCGGCTATTCCAGTGTCATCAACATCAAGAAGTCCCCACCATTCCCACACGTCTACCTTGCGCCTTGCTTTTTGTACGTCATTTCTTGACGTGCTGTACGAGAAATTATTTGCCGCGTTTGCCCTCATATATGTCTCGTCATCATCTTCTCCGCTTTTACCATTTGCATTGGCTCCGGCTTCAACAACGCTGTCGATATTAGAGTAAACGCCCTCTTTTTCCTTTTTCTTCAGATAGGAAACTGTGCGCTTAACCCTGTGTATGACAAATCTGGCATCCTGTATGTCCCTTGCTTCTGGATCACAAAAAAAGTCCTCTGGAGGAATTACTTCTACCAAAGGACCACTGTAAATCTTTATTCTCTTTTCACCTTTGACCTCCTGATAAACCCTGTAAGGCTCAAGCTGTGCAGGTTGCAACGTTAAAGGCATTGCGTTGCTTCCGCCCGACATCATTGTGTAAGGATTTATTACAGGAGACTGAGGCTGTGCATATCTTACATCTACATTCCCGACCTCAAGCCGCTCTACGTCCGAGTCAGACCTGAGCTCTTCCATCTGGGGCTCTGATATCTCAGGAAAAGCAAAGCCCTTTCTGACATATAAATCCTGCCATGTAACTTTGGCGGGAGAGAGCCCATAGACCAGAGAAGATTTTATCCATTCATGGCCTATCCTGAAACCGTTGCCTTTGTCCGTAAACTGCCAGTTAAGCAGTTTTTGGAACTTTTCAGCCTTTGATATGTCTTCGTTGCCTATGGGCTCTACGGAAATACATTTTCTGGAGCCGAAAAAGGCTTTCATAAGTGATGGCATAAGCCACTCTATCATATCCATGACGTCGCTAGATTTTACCCTGCTTCGTCCGGGCCGGTCTTTTTCTCCGTTTCCCATGGCTCTGTACAGTTCGTAAGCTTCCTGCCTTGCGCCTTTCTCTGAGTCGTTTGCTGTCTTTGCAACTTCTATGTCAGCCTTGACAACCCTAAGCGCTATATCATTTGGGTCGCTTGATTCATCGTAAGAAGCCGAAGTAGCTTCGGCGACTTCCGGAAGTTCCGGATTATAAGTAGCATCCAATATTTAGCACCACCTTGCCTTATGGAATATCAGCGCTTGGGTAATTTATCTTGCGCGTAGAACTAATCGGCTGGCTCTTCATATCTCTCCACTTTGGCCCCATTGCAAGCCACAGCAACAGTGCCTGTATAGACTTTCTGTCAGGAGCCTTCAGCTCCCCGTCAAGTGCGTTATACAGTTCCCAAAGCAACCTCTTGCACTTAGGATTTATTTGAAGTTTTGGCTTGCCTCCGTCAGGAGAAGTAAAGTAGCTAGAAAGAATCGGCAACATAACACTGTAATCGCACATACTTTGCCACGGTCTGAAACCAACCGCAGTATATGCGCTCACTCTTATTTGCCCTGTCTGTCTTCGCTCTTTAAAAAGCTCCATCGGAGCCTGAAGAGATATAACCTGCCTGTGTCCGAGCATGTCTTTGTATTTCTGAAACAATTCTTCTGGAGTTACTCTGGCGTATATTTGGTCAATGATGGTCAATTGACCTTCCGGCGAGCATGTACCTAGAAGTATAACTGAATCACCGTCAGGATCAGAGACCATTGAGGCCCATAGCGGCCAATGCGCAGGTATCGGCATGTCGGGCGAAACACATGTCCTGCTGTTAAACGCAGGAACAAGAAGATCCGCCCTTGCATCCTCTATCATCGAGATAGCGTCCAGTATGTCGTCATGTTTACTGACAGGAAACATAGTAACTTCTGCCTTGAGATCTTCGAGCCATTGCGCATGTTTCGGCGCATAGAGCATTCCCACCCGCATAAGAGGCTGTAGCCTGCCCCTTATCTTAGAGTTCTTGTTGCCGCGTGTTCTTACCCTTACGACGTTGAAATATATACCTCGGTCTTTTTGTTCTTTTTCAACGAAGTGAGCAAGCGATTCCTGATAGGCGACAGTCTCTATCCCTACAGAAATTGGCCGCCACCTTGCAACAGCCCTGAAAATGTCATTTATCTGTTCGCTTGGATTTCTCCTGCGCCTATCAACATCAAGGATGTACCATTTGTTGTCCTGCGCAATGCCAACCGTGACTATAACCGTTGGGTCTGCATCTGCTTTTTCGCTTATGCCGGGGTCTGTCATGGTGATTATCGCCATGCCGGATGTATCAAGTTCCATCTCGTCATAAAACATCATGTTTTCCCATTTGAGAGGATGAGACTCTTCGGCCATGGCCCTGCACATACGCTCTCGTTCCCATATGTCTATCTCACCCATAGCCTCATATGCTTCTCTTTCAGCCATACAGTATTCATACGGGAACCTAGCAGGCCATGCCGCCTTGAAATCTGCTGTCAGCCAAGGCACTCTTTCTGTTTTGAACCCAAGTTCCCTTGCATGTGCAAATATTTTTTCAATTACACAGTTCGGCCCCATGTTGTTGCCGATAACAAATATTCTAGAACTGTTTCCCAGAAACTTAATGTCGCTCAGGAACCACCTCCAGTCCTTCTCAAGCGTGACCGGAGATTCCATATCTTCAATGTCTTGTATGTCGTTTAGTATTACCATGTCTGGCCTTTTGGCGCCCCATACGATTCCTCGCACAGCGGCCCCCTTGCCGTAAGCTTCTATCCTGACCTGCATTCCATCCTGATACTGGACCTGAAAGGCATCTCCTGAGTCTTCAATGATCTTTGCTACGTTGAAGCGGAGCCTCTCGTTGTCTATCGACTGAAACTGTCTGGTTATATCCTTCAGCTTCTGGCTGGCCTGAGTTTTATTGTTTGAAATAATTACTATGTAACTTCTGTTATACATGGGATACGTTAGTGCGTGGAGTATGTTTGACTGGTACACATACTGGTCTTTTGCGCTTTCACGAAACCCTTGTATTGCTATATGGTCTCGGCTGGTCAGTATTAAGTGCGACCATCTGTGCTGAAAATCTGCCGGCTCCACGTCTGACGAAACCGCTAAAAATTCTTGTCTAAAAGTAACAAGAGACGTAACTGTCTCTTGTAGCCTTATCAATTGTTCTTCAGTTACTTCTTCCTCTACCATCTGTTTACAGTCTGTAATCATTACCAAAAACCACCGATCCGGAGAATTCTCTTATTTTTCTGATTTTTCTCCAGATTTTTTTAAATTTTTCAAGTATCCAATCCCAAGCGCTCATAAAACCACCTCGTTTCACAGGGTTAAATCTTTCCCTGTACGACCGTTATTTTCCTGTTCCAACCATCGAGGCAAATTATCGGGCAGCCCTTTGGTTGTGGTTCGTAGCCGAATGACGCGGCATAACCGCTACCCCTGTCAAGAAAACTGCCGGAGTTCACGAACCATGTGATCCTTTCGTTTATGACGTCATTTCTTTGGTCTGGCTCATAAACCATGCCGGGAAAGCACATCTGTCCATGAGTATGTCCCATCATATAAACGTCTGCTATGACTATGTTTTTTAACCTGTCAAGGTTGTTTGCCTTGCCGCCCTTAAGTCTTCCGCCTCCGTATCCATGCGTTACATAGAACGTGTAATACGCCGGTCGGAAATGTTTATTCTGACCAAACCTGATCTTAAGCAGTGCCTCTGGTCCCCAGAAGGGTATGCCTAGTTTGTCGGCTATACACTCTGCTGGACTTATACCAACATCCCTGCTTGATCTTTTCTCATGATTACCTTCGGTTTCCCCAAGTATTCTGCCGGCTTCAGCCAGTGGTTTAAGCATAGTTACGGTCTCTATTATTTGGTTCCTCGGTGAAACTATATCCGCCTCATAGATATCGGACACACTGAACTTTGTTGCGTTATCTATGAGATCCCCATTCAGAAAGCAATATCTGTTAGGCTCATCAAGCACATATTTGACATATTTTTCAAATAACGGGCGATCAAAGTCGGGGCTCCCAGTATGAAGATCAGAAAAGCCAAGTATTTCCAGTTCTTTAAAATCTTTACTAAGCGTTACCGGATGGACTAGCATGAAATTTTCCGCTTACACATAAGTCGTCCCCCTGTCAGCGCCTTGTGACATTAAATTCATCCAAAATGCGTGACGCGCGGTCATAAAACCTCTCTTTTTCAAAATCATCGAGGTTGTCCCATTGGCCGTCAGAACTGCCGTTTTCTCCGCAATATGCGTTATATTCTGCCTCGGCAAGTTCATCAACATCGACCATTTCTTCGCTTAGCGGTCTGAAGAGCAAGTCAAGAAATGCGCCGTCATAGCAATAAAATCTTCCACATGAATCTTCTGTAATAAACGTGTCAGGCTCTGCTTTTATAAACACGTTCTCATCTCTGATAATGAGCATCTTCTTGCCTTTGTCCGAAACCCTTATCTCGAACCTGTCAGGGAACTCAGTGACGAATTTCTTCATAGATTCCTCACTGCCGTCGTATTTCGCTATGCTGACAAGTTCCTCCTTCCGGAGATAGTCTTCCCACATGGCTCAGTCTGTGACCTCTGGGAAGGAACAGCCCATACAGTCCTCACAGTCAACGTCGGCATCCGCATCACAGTCGAAGTATTTAAAAAAACTATCTTCGTCCATCGAACAGAATCCGCCGTCACCAGTGCCCCTAAAGACCATGTCTCCACCTACAACAGGAAGTATTCCGTCTCCGGTTTGGATAAAGAGCCCTCCAAAGGTATCGTCTTTGTTAATCCCGATTACAAAAAACTGAGGATACTTCTGACAGAAAAATTCCGCCGATGCTTCTGTTCCATCGAACAGAGCTCCCTCTACTTCCATTGGTTTATTTCTGAATAGCGTCATTCTCATTTCTCTACCCCTCTCTGGTTTGTATTTAAATAAAAAAGCCACCCTGCCCCGGAGAGCAGAATGGCTTTAAGTGGACTTTTGATATTTAGAGCCACGAGAAGGCCCATAAGTTTTAAAACTGGAATACGTAATCATCCTAGTATAACTTCTTTTAAATTTACCCTATCTAGGCTTTGAATTGACCTATCTGGTGGAGTTAGAAAAGGTTGTTTTTACACTTGGTCATATAAATACACCTTGAAGGATGTAAAATATGAAAATCAAAGCCGGCCTTTTAAAGCGGGGTGCCCTGCTTTTTCTTCTCGTTTTTTGATCTTTATTGCGTTTCGGTTGAACTAAAGAAGCTTTTCTCTTTTCCTTTCCCTCATACTCCCTATCCTTTTCTTTTTTTAAGAAACCGTTACTTAAACCCTATATATCTTGTACTGATCTTTTGACTTTTGTTTTATATTTATATATATATATTAATAATAATAATAAGAGCTGGGCAAAATACCAAAGCCAAGAAGAGTTTATCCGGGGCGGCGTTTTCCTTCCCCTTTCCCTTCTTCTTCCTATTCCTATTCTATTTCCCTTTCCAATTCCAGACATGGTATATATACCCTATGCATACCCTATCTGCTCTTGCAAATACCATATATATACCGTATCTATACCCTATACATACCATATGCATACCCTATATATACCCTATGCATATAGTGTGTCGTGCTTTTTAAAATATCAGTTATTGGCGCGTTGCTTTATTTCTTTCCTGTAACCACTGATTTTTAGATGTTTCTGTGTAAAAAATAAAATAAACCCACGGTTGCCGACAAAGCACAACATCTCCATATAGGCGATAGATGCCAGTTCTATCCTCGTGGGGTTTATGTATCAAATAATGCATTTTGTCATACGAAAATGATTTTGTGTTGTTTGGATGAGACATAAATAAAGACAGGCGACGCCCAACAACTGGACCCCGCCTCGGACTCCTTCCACAGCTAGTGGATGAATAATAAAATGCCGCGCTGGCATATGCGCGGATGTACCCGCCACCTGTTGCCACTTCGTTCCTTTTCGGCGACAAGGGCAACAGGGTTCATCATGCCGTCAGGACTATTAGGGATGCTGACCTTCATGTGCGTCAGCCTAGGATTACATGCCCCCATTGATGCTATTTTTAACATGCCGCCCACCAATAGGGGACTTTTATAATAAACGGCATATTGTCCTCAGTGCGTTGCGCACCACAACTGAGGCAGAACACCTTAAACAGGGGCCTTGCTTTCGCTAGTATGCCTGTTAAGGATTTCCTCAGATAATGTCCATACACCACTACGCAATAAGTGTATGAACGTTTCGGGAGAGACATTGCCTCGGCACTGGCAGTTATATCTTAGTGGCAAGCTCTACGTAGTCCCTAGGCTTGGTAGGTCTCTGCCAGCCCCCCAAGCCATATCATCAATATTAGTGCAATATTGTGTAAGCCTTACCAGTCGCAATCCCTGTAGTGTAAGGTGAAATGCGTCATGGTTTACACAAGGGCAATAATTAGTCTAATCTTTGGCCGGTAATCTCCGTTTCGCAATAGACTTCCCAGTCTTCTGCGAACATTTCGATCATCGTTGTTTTCCAAGGCACACGGCCGAAGCGGCTCTGTACATAAAGAAACGGCGCTGTCATATCCCTGCCGTTGTCTCTCTCAACTGGCCATGGGCGCCATACTTTAATTTTTACATCAGGACTCCATTTGGGCAGTCTCATGTAATGATCTTCACTGAGCTTGATAAGTTCAAGTGCCTTTCCAAAACTTAGCCCTTCCTTGCCTCTTTTGCTTTCTTGCCCGTTCGTAGGTTCCGGATGCCCGTAGGTTTTATTAAAAATATCCGGCTTACAGGGATAAAATTCTCCGTTCACACCCCTGATTATGTAATCCCCTATCTGCCCTGTCATTTCACCTTCAAGCGTGTTTATGCGAAGAACGGGCGGATTGACGTCATATCCAACTCTTACGGGATCAAGTCCCATAGCACAGAGTGCCATTAAACATTCATTCGTGTCTTCAAACCTTATTGCCTCGATTGTTACAGGAACTTTGCGATAATGCATATTCAATCTCCTCTCAAGAAAAAAATATCAACTGTTTATTTAATGCTCTATTTTATTTTCAAGTCCATGGTCCGCCCACTGTAGGACAAAGCCAAGCATCTTCCATAAACGGTCCTTAATGTGTCCTATGCCCACCTCGTATCCTATTGCCCCGTTATAATTAGCCGGATCAACGCACGAAGATGTCTCGTAATCAAGAAACCCGCTCAATAGTCTTGCCCTGACCAGCGTGGTCTTAGGGTCGATATTCTGATATCCTGATATAGATATGAATCTATCTATGTCGTCAGATGAAAGGCTGTTTGCCTTCGCGATAAGAAAATATTCCCTATCAAACACATCTTTTGAAGACCAATTTTCATGTCCATCAGGATAAATAACCCTGTATCCATCCTTGCCGTCTTTCTCGCAAGGTTCGGCTTCAACGCGCTTTACTCCAAGATAATCCTGCATACCTATCTCTCCTCGGTTGTAAGTTTATGTTTCTGTAGGTGGCAGGCCCTTGCGTTCTATTTCTAGGCGACAAGGGCCTCGTTCCCTGTATTGCCGTATTTACGGCTGTATCAAGAACCGGCCCTGATGCCGGTAACTTGCAACCGGCAGGTACAAGCCTGCCAGTTGAAGGAGGTGTGTTGCGAGGTAAAAGGAGAAGGATGAAGCGATTTGGTGTTAGATAGATGATCGTCTATATATAAGATCTGCTTAATCTTGATTTGAATTTGAAGCCGACTCCATAAGCTCTTTAAATGCCGCTCTTCCTGCATTAAGGACAGCAAGCTGGGACTCTTTCAAGGCCACCTTGTTTGGATCAGCGTCAGATATTGCTATATCAGTCCTGTCGGACCATCCGAAGTTCTTAAGTGCGAAGATTGCTCCAACCGCGTTATTCCCTGACAGCCTTGCCTCGTAATATCCCTCGACTATTGAGATAGCCGTCCGGATCATGTCTCCGTATTCTGAGTGGTAGCGAAGCCCTGACAGAGAGGATTTATCGCTGAGTCCGAGAGAGAGCATCAGTCCGGTATAAGTAACCGGCGCCTGAAGCTTCTCGCATAAGCTGAAGTATTCATTGAGCCTGTTTTCCAGCTCTTCTGCGTCCTTAAAACGTTCCCTGCGACTAAAAAGCCGTGCAAAAGAGAACGAAGTTTCCGTAGACTTAACTGCCTTTTTCTTAGACTCTCCAGCCATTAATATCACCTATCTTTTAGAAGCTCTATAAGTATACAAAAAGTAGACGTAAGCATTTACAT